TGGGGGAATCCATTGCAGTTTATTGTTCATATCCATATAAAAGTAATATGCTTTAATAGGATAAGCCAATAGTTCTTTATATGGAAATTATGGAAGAACCTTGTGCGATTCCTTTTGAATATATACTGAATTATTCCTTAAAAGGCGAGCACCCGAAAACAGTGTTTATTCAGAATCTAATCATACACTACGGGTGCTTTCAAGATAAGGTAGAACATAGATATTCCAAATGGCATAGTGCCAACCCTAAGAAGAAACCTTTTGCGATTCCCAGCAAAGCCGAGCGCCCGAAGATTGGTATGCGGGACAATAGTAAAGAGGCACTTATCAAAAAGGACTTTCAAAGTCTATTAAATAAATTGACCGACAAAAACTTTGAGGTAATTTTAAAACAAGTGAAAGTCTTATTTAATCCCGATTACCTTAATGTCTTTATAGAAATCCTATGGTTTTATTTACAGAGACAACCTGAGTTCCAGGCTCTCTATATCCATATTCTAGAGCAGATGTATTCTATGCTGTCCGACGATATGTATATTGATATGGGTAATCTATGGAATAATATCTGGCGCAAATACTTAAATGGTAAGGAATGGAAACTAAACAAAGACCTCGTGGAAACCTCTCAGAATTACAGTGAATTCTGTGATTACATTAAAGAAAAGAAACGCCTTATTGCCGTCGCACAGGCATGTGCCCGTATGATGAATATTGGTATGGTCAATGCGGAACCGTTTGAGTTGCTGCATGATATTATCTTTCACATCTTAAAAGACCAAGACCCTATCAATAAGGTAGATCAAATGTGCATTGAATGCTATGTGGAGCAGGCCAAAGAATATTATAAATATCTATTGCTGAATATCCAACGTAGAATGCCTTCCGCACTGGAATCTATGATACACGATATGTTAAGTTTAAATGTAAATAAATCGTGTTGCTTTAAAATTAATGATTTTAACGAAGAAATAATAAAAAATGTTATTTCCTGTCCAGTCAAAATAAAATCTCTATACGATTTAGACGATGAATTATAAGGCGATTATCATTGACGAGCTAGATCTGCTGCGCAAGAAAGAGCTACAAGATGGTAATACCTTTAAAGCCATCGCATATAGCAAAGTCATCCAACAAGTTAAAGCAAAGGACACCATTGCTGGTATGGAAGATTTGAATGATGTCAAAGGTGTGGGTGAGAGCATTCAGAAAAAGTTGGAGGAAATCTTTGAAACCGGAAAGCTAAAAGTGACAGAGGAGGTGCGTAAAGACCCGACGCTCCAAGAAGTGGAACAATTCATGAATATTTACGGGGTCGGTCGCGTGAAAGCGGTAAAGCTGGTAAAAGAAAAACATATTCATACGATTACGGATTTACGGGAGCGGGCGGCGGCCGACCCAAAACTACTAAATACGAATCAGATGATTGGTCTAACGTATTACGAAGATTTACTGGAGAGGATTCCTCGGGCGGAGATGAAGAAGCATGAGAAAATTCTGAAGAAGGTAATTCCCTATGAATGTGAGCTGGTCGGAAGTTATCGGAGAGAGGAGCCCAATAGTGGTGACATTGATGTCTTAATTCGCGCACCACCGGGTGACCACAAGCAGCTGCTAGAGACAATTGCGAATGAACTCATTGCGAAAGGGTATCTGATTGAGACGCTGGCACTGGGCGATAAGAAGTGTCTGGCCATCTGCAGATTACCCGGTAAAGGAAAGGTGCAACAGAAGGCGCGGCGACTGGACTTACTGCTGGCGCCTGAAAAAGAGTATGGTTTCTCCCTCATGTATTTTACTGGCTCTGATAAATTTAATATCGCGGTGCGCAAAGTAGCGTTGGAGAAGGGATATAGCATGAACGAGCATGGATTTACCCGCCAAGGCGATGCTCCTAAAGAACCGGAACTTTTATCTGAAAAAGCCATCTTTGAGTTCCTCGGATTTAAATATGTTGAGCCAGCACAACGAAAATCGGGTTTGATTATTAAAAATTTCTTAAATAACAATAGAACATAAGATGTCCATGTCTATACCCGCCCTCAAAGATATTGGTAATGTTGAGTCTATTGTAAAGCTTGTAGGCAGTCTCGCAGTGATTATTCTGATGGTGGTGACTTATACCTATATCCAAAAGTTAGAACGTATTGCTTGCCAGTGCTCTATTCACCCCTACCGTAACTATATCAAGAACTATATTCTCTTCGCAATTGTGTTTTTATTATTTACCATGTTCGTGACCCCCGCTACTGCCGCTAAGATGTTTGGCTCTAGCTTCGCCCTCGTGATGAGTGTGGTGGAGGTGCTATTCGTGATTGGCACATTCGTATTCTTCGTCTATGCGATCATGTATGTAAACTACCTCATGAAGGAGAAATGCAAGTGTTCCGAGGACATGCGTCGTGAAGTGCTATACGTCTGGTCTATCCTACACATGACTCTGATCAGCATTACCTTCCTGCTTCCCTGGGTGATTGGTCTAACCATGTCCAGCCTGGGTCTGCTCTTATCCGCATCCAAAGACTTTGCCGCGAAAGGTCCTTCTGCCGTGCGCGCGTCCATGGTTACCCCCTTCAAATCAGTGCGCGGACTACCCGCTTCCCTGAAGAAAACCGGCAAAATGTTCCGCAAATAAATTAAATTTCCTTTAAGTATAGAATACGATGAGTTGCCCTCCTGGTAAAATTCTACGTGAGGCCTATGTGCGTAAAGACAAGAGCCGTGTAGCGGCGACATGTGTGAAAGATATGGGCAAACCCGGAAAGACGCCGGAGAGTCAGAAGATTCGTGCATCTGTCAGTGACGACATTGACCTAGCTGCATTTGGCTATAAGCATGTGACGGATCTAAAAGCGGAGGAGCGTCATAATGCGCTAAAGAAGGCCATCAACTATGTGGCCAGCAGTAAAAAATTAAGCAAACATGAGGCGGCAGTGAAAGTCCTACGCCGCATAAACCTTATCGCTATTCTAAACAAGAACACCAACGTGACCACCAGTCAATTAATGGAACGCGACCGTAACTGGATCAGTGCCACGTACGTTCGCACTTAAGTATAAATGCCACTTACGTTCGCACTTAAGTATAAATGCCACTTACGTTCGCACTTAAGTATCTAAAGATTGAGTGTTTTTTTTCCACCTACAGAAGACCCTGCTCTGCGTCCTCTAGTCGGCTTGCGAGAGACACCACCTAGGTCAGCGGCGTCTTCAATAATAGAGGTAATCTCATCGTCAGAGATAGAGAGTGTTTCTACGCGGTTATTGACCATGGTCGGAGTGAGTTGAATATCGTTGGATATATCATCAATGCTAGGGCCACGCATTTTTTGTTGTTGTTGTGGGTGATTTAGCGTAGAGGACATGGGTGGGGGCATATCACGAGAGAAGTTACCCATCATACCACCACCACCGCCTCCAAGTAGCCCGCCGAGCATGCTAAAGAGACCACCACCCATTGGGTTTTGTGCAGCTTGTGGTGGGGGCGCTACGGGTTTCGCTTGGGGCATCTGCATACCCGTGTATTGTTGTGCAGCGGCCTGTTGGAATTGTTTCATCAGACCCGGGTTTGAACGAAGCACTTCTTCCACTTGCGGGAGAGGTTGTTGCTTGAACATGCTACTGGTCAAATGGAACATAAAGGCGCTACCTGACAAGCTCATGAGCAGACGTAGCTCGGGTGCCATTTTCCGTCCAGAAGACTTATATTTATCGTGTAATTCCTCAAAGATATCGTCATAGTCGTTAAGGTCTTCTTGTAGCTGTTCAGACCAACCATCCAGTTTGAGTTCAAAGGGGTCAAAGCGTGTATTCAGGAACTCAATACCTGTGACCATAGCCATAAGCATTTTACGTTGGAAGCGCACACTGGCATCCACCTCTTTCTCACGCAGAATACGATGGTATTCCACACGCATTTCTTCTAGATCAGACTGCATAGAGAATTTGCGGGGCAGACGATAACCCTTAGACTCTAGACGATCCATTTGATACAGAATTTCTTTTTTCTCATGTAAATCTTTCTCAATACGAGAACGCTCGGCATTTACCCGTTGGCCAAACACATCTGCTCCATCACGGCCGCCGCTTCCACCGCTGCCACGACCACCGGCATCACCCAATGATTCTGTGCTATCCTCAGTGGAGGTTCCAGAGGCAGAAGAGCCAGATTCACTGGAATAATCCACTTCAGAGCTTTCACGACTGGAAGAGGCAGAAGACATAGAGAGCACGTCGTTGCTAACTTTACGCCGATTGATTAACAGATCTGTGCCCAGAGAAGGACCGGATAGTCCAGAGGGTGGTGAATTATACATAGGTTTTGATATATCAAACGAGGGACGCATTAGGGTAGAATCATCAACTTCAATAATATTGTCTTCTCCAAACGAGCGCAACATTCGTAACTTTATAAAAAAGAGGAATTGTTTTTAAGTAATGCAAACGCGAGGATTTTTTATGACATAAAGATACAAGGGTTTATCTATAGAATGCTTCTATCCATTGATGTGGGAATTAAAAACCTTGCCATTTGTGGGTTAAAAACGGAACCACCCTCCATTGCTCTCTGGAAAACCATTAATTTAACGTATGGCACAGACCCTTGTTCCTCCCTCATCAAAGCCTTAGACGAACTAACGGATTCTGTCCAAGATGCCACCATAGTGATTGAGCGGCAAATGACCCGAAAAATGTGTGCTATCCAGTGTTATTTAGAAATGTATTATCGTTTAAAAAACCATGCGGTCATTATATACAGCCCAAAGTATAAGCTGGCTGGGACAGGAAAAGAATACAGTGGCGCTGGAAAGGGACTGTATCATGCTCGGAAAAAGGCATCTGTTCAATTGTCGCAAGCATGGTTGCTCGCCCACCCACAAGAGGAATGGGTCACCACACTATGGAAGAATACAAAGAAAAAAGATGACCTTTCTGACACACTGATGATGGCGCTGGCCTACCTGGAAAATCCCCTGCCAGATGTAGCGAAACAGCCACTCAAAAAGATATGTGCTCGGAAACCAACGGCGGCTCAAGAAAAACGAGGGAAATACACCAAGAGTAGTATTAAATATTTGCTTCTACAAATACCCCCTGAAAACCGGACAGATGCGACCATCCCTAAGAAACTCCTCCAATCCATCCATATCTTCTGGCCAGATGTAGCTACATGTTTAGAGTGTATTTAAGAATATAAATATAGATATATAAAAATTATAATAAAGATGGTATTACACTATTCGTCTCTATTGTTTGGAATTGTCTCTATGGCTGGTCAGGGCACATGGGTATGCCCTGCCTTTACGACGCTCATGGGTTT